GTCCGCTTCAGGATCCTCCGGGAGCTGGTCCTTGATGTCGTCATAATCCCATTCCATGTACTCGCAGATCTTCTGGAGCAGCGTGTCATCGCCGACCAGCGTCTGCAGCATCAGCAGGCTGTTAAGCTGCGCCTGCTTTGTCTGGGCCTCTATCAGCCCGATCTGGGCGTCCTCCTGGCCGTTGGTAGGAGTTACGGGGGTGAACTTGAACCAGACGTCCTCAGACCGGTATCCGGTCGATGAGGACTTGTTCTCAGCGTCCAGGATGACCTCCACGATCCGGCGCAGAAAGGCTTTGACCTGCCCTTCCATCTTCTGGCAGCGCATGTCCAGAAGCGCGTATGCGACCTTTATGGCCATGTTCGTTGTGGCAGCGGTATCCTTCAGTCCGGCCATGTTGAGGCCCATACCGAAGCGGTAGATGGACTTCTCATCCAGCTCCAGCTTGGCGACCCTGGCCTGATAGGGCACGTCGATGGTGATGACGTCGATACCGCCGTCGGCGCTCACTCCCACGGTCTTCTTGGTCCGCAGGTTGGTGGAGAGCTCGTCCAGGTTATCCCCGTCAAAACCTTTGACAGCATAGATCGGATGGTCGAAGTCGATAAGGTTGTTGGACAGGGAGCTGGCCATCAGGTCATAGTCGTCGATCAGGGGCTTCACTGTCTTCAGCAGGGGAATCTGTTTGCGGTTGTTGTCCAGCCGGAAGAAGGGGATGAAGCCGAAGCCGTCCTGGTACAGGTCGTCCCCGTCGTCCTCTGTGTAGAGCAGGTGCGGCCGGGGATTGACCTCTGCGTACTCATCCCGGACGATCTCACCGTTGTCCCGCATCATCCAGTAAACGGTCTGCTGCGCGTCCCAGTCCTGTATCCGTGTGACGGTGTGGCCCTCCAGGTCAACGCGGTCCACGTAATGGTAGATGATATGGTCCTGGCCATCTTCTGTGTATCTGCCGTCTACCTCGATGACGCCCGTGGCGTCTGCCCCACGGAAGACCATATTGCCTTCCGGGTCGACGGTCACATAGACCCACGCGAAGCCGCACTTGCTGGCGTCTTCGATGGCGTCGGCCAGTGCTTGCCGGAACAGGTCGTTATAGTTGATCTTGTCGTCCAGGATGCCCTGCAGCGTCTGGTCGTCAGAGAAGGCGAACTGCTCTGAGGACATGAGGTACTGCACGCCCTGGTCCACCAGCTCGGCGTAGAAGGGGTGCGGGATCTTCGTGTTGGCCCGGTTGTGGTCCTCTCTCAGGATCCCGTCGGCGTCGAAGAAGAAAAGGCGGTAGTCCCTGATGTCGTGGTCGCCTTCATAGTACCGCTCGCCGGTCCTTGCCCTCTGTTTCTTTTCTGACGCGGCGTCCTGTTCCAGGAACTGCCGGATCTCGCCTGCAGTAAGCATATCGCTCTCCTATACGAGCCAGGTCTGGCCCCTTATATATCTCTCAAGTGCGTACCTCATGGCGTCCATGAGGTGGTTGAAGTCGTCGATGGGCGCGTTCAGCTTCTTGCCGAACTTATCCTTAGACCACACGTAGTTCTGAATCTCAGTGAGGAAATTAACGCAGCGCGGGTGGACTATGATCTCGAAGTCCTGGATGAACTGGATGCCGTTGCTGATGGAGTCACGGCCCTTCACGGCAGGGGACACACGCAGGCCCATGCTCTTCAATTCGTCGATGGACTTGGGCTCTGCTGAGTCGGCCGTGATCCGTTCCTTGGCATATCCCAGGGCCGTGATATTGGCATAGATCCGCTTGTTGGACAAGCCTTTTTCGTACATCTCATCGAAGACGTAGATCTTCTTGCCCTGCAGGTCTACCAGCCCGCAGAACAGCGCCGTCGGGTCGTTGGTGTAGCCGAAGTCCAGACCGAAGGCAGACTTCAGGCCGGGTGCCTTCCTGACCTCATCCAGATCAAAGGCTTCCTCTCTCCATTTCTCATAGACCAAGCCGTCAACGACGCCCCAGCCTCCCAGACCGGCTACAGCGTAGCGTCTGGGGTTGTTCTCCTTCATGCGTTCGAAGACGCGCCTGTCAGCCTCGTCAAGCCACTCATTGCACAAATAGTTGGTCGTGATGGCCAGTATCTCGCCGTCTGCTGACAGCGGCGTGGGCCGGGGCTTGTACTGCTTATTGCCCTCTATGTCATAGCCGGTGAAGTCATCGAAGAACCGGTGCTTTATCCAGTGCCGTTCATTCCACGGGTTGAAGGTAAGGGTGAACTGTTTCCAGAGCGGTGCCGGCACGGATCCACGGATGGATTCGTCGATGGTATCGAAGTCGGCTTCCGTCATGATCTCATAGGCTTCCTCGATCCACGCCCAGCAGAGGTATCCCACCTTGACGGTGATGGATGTTACCTTGAGCGGGTCGTCCAGACCGCGGAAGTATATCTTCTGCCCGGTGGGGATATATGTGGCTTCCAGCGGTGACTCCTTGAAGGTCCACAAGCTGCCGACCTGCAGGCGGTCCACAGCCCACTGGAGCTCGGTGTAGCAGGAGTCCTTGAGCGTCCGGAAGGTCTTGCGGATGACCAGGGTATTCGACCCGGGGTACTTCATCATGTTGTAGATGATCCAGAGCGCCATGGTCTTTGACTTCTTACTGGCACGGGAGCCCTTCACGACCCGGTACCGCCCTTTGAAGGACCAGAAGTCCTTATAGCCTTTGCCGACCACATCCGGCAGGTATATCCTATTCAAGGTCGCCCTCGCCCATGAAGGTCGGCAGCTCTACGGTGGCCTGCAGCCGGTCAGTAAAGATCCCGTAGCACTTGCCCAGGAGCTCTGCGGCCTTGAGCCGGTCCTTCTCATCCGGGGTCTTCATGGTGATCACCGTCTGGCTGCAGCCTTCGCCGACGCCCTCCACGGTGATGTAGGCCGACTGGGATTCGCCGCGCTGGACCGATGTCAGGTACTCCATGACCTCGGCGGCCGTGGCTACCTTCTGGCTGTGGATCTCCTTGAGCAGGCTGTCTATATATTCCCGGATGTAAGGTTTTCTTAAGTTTTCAGCCCCTATGACTCCGGCCGTTCTTTTCGAATATCCGGCTCTTATCGCCGCCTGCGTAGCATTCTGGTCTATCAGATACTCCTCGCAGAAGCGTTTCTGTTTTTCTGTCATACCTGCAGACCTCTGTGAGTTATATAAAATCGCGAAAGACAGGTATAAAGGAGTCCGGCTGTGGCCGGCGAAGAAATTCCCTGCCTCCCGTGATCTTCAAATGTTGCACGGCACAATACCAGAGCCTTACCTTCACAGACTGACTACTACAGCTGACAAACAAAACGCGAAAGGAGGGAAGGCTATGACGGGAAAATTTGCAAAAACCGCAGGCTCTGGCAATCCGCTGATTGATCGCATAAAAAAGGCACCCGGTTAAGGATGCCTTTTGTTGATAGGTGTTTTCACACTTTTTCTATCATACAGATTTTAGCAGACGCGAGTGACATCGTCAAGAGCGTCCAGCATATCCAGCCCCACGTTCTTCAGCCGGTACGTATGCCTCAGCGATGTTCCCAGCTGTATGGCTATGTGCCTCCAGTCCTGATCAAAGATATACCGCAGGGTCAGGATCATCCGGATCCGGTACATCTTCTCCGCGTCCAGCTCCGGATCGTACAGCCTGCTGATCATAGACTGCACCTCATCGACCTTGTCCGTGTATTCCTCATACAGCTTCTGATACTCCTTCTCCAGCTCGGCTCGCTCGGCGATTGTATCTTCAAACCTCGCTGACAGGTCCGGAGATGTCTGGACCCTTTCCTTCGGTCTCACAGACCCGATACACTCAGCCTGCAGCCTCAGGTCGTCTATCTGGCTCTGCAACTCCCTAAGCCTGTGCCGGAGCTTTGGTAACTCATACAGCAGTTTAGTATTACTCATTTCAAATCGTCCTCTGTTCTCTCGGCCCGCTCTTTCAGCGCCTCGATACTCCCGTTTTTGGCTGCCAGCTTCTCAAGCGCGCCGGCAATCCTCTCAATTCCCTGCGCTATCCTGCGAATATCCCGGCAGAGATGTTCTTCCTGTACCTGCTTCATGCTTCAGTCACCTCATTCTTCTCCATATTTCGTCTGCCTGCTCTTTTCCATGTTTTTTGCAATCCCACTTGTAAGCAACCCACTGCCCAACAGGGAGTAGCAGGATCGCACTGGCCCATGCGATAGCCAGAAGCGTCAGGACATCAGTTAAGATGTCGCCTGTGATTGGTACTGTCATTATTGCTTACCGCCTTCCTGATATGGTTCTGGCTGTGGCTTCCATGCTATCGGCTTTGCGCCCTTATAAAGCACTTTCATTCTGTGTTCGTCTGAACGACTTAACTTGCCGTTTTGAAAACTGATATGGTCTGCAAATCGTTGACCATCTGGAGCCTCGAAAGTAACATAAACCTCATCCGATATTGTCGTACCGAACATTTTTGTTCCGATCCATTCATGTTCCTCTGGCATACGGTCACTGCATGGTATCCAGTTGTTCGGAATTTCCGAACAGTTCGTATCTGGCTGCACTGTCGGCGCATCATCAATCATCTGGATAACCATTGCACTTGCCCTTATCATGTGTTCCAGATTTCCGTTCATTTCCGGCTTTTTAGCAATACTGCCTATCACTTCGCTGAACAATTCTTTGA